GTGGTGATATAGATATTCAGAATGACCCTGATTGGTTCCGCAAATCTGTTGAGTTTGCTAAGACTCAGAAGGATTGGTATTCTTGGAATAATTCTAACTGGGGAACTAAATGGGATGTAGCCGTCCGTGACGGTGATGAATATCCAAATACAGAACTAATTGAATATAAGTCAGAAGGTGATGACAACTGGGTTATCTATAAGTATGAAACTGCTTGGTCACCTGCTGTAACTATCTTAACTAAACTATCTAATCTTGTTCCTAACTGCCTGCTTACTTTAGAGTATGAGGAAGAAACAGGTTGGGGTGGGGAATATGAGATTGTCCGTGGTGAAGTAAAAGAATTGGCGGAATGGGAAAATCGTTGCTATGCATGCCAATCATTTAATACATTAGATTATTGTGAAGATGGTTGTGGTGAATTCTGTGAAGAATGTAACCAAGGCTCTTGGCGAGATGAAGAGGCTATGGCAGAATGTCAGACCCACATGGTATTATTGGAAACTACAGAAAAGGCGGAGGTATAATGGCTAGTTTCCTAGAAGATGTAAATCAAATGGTAATTGACGCATGCTATCAAGATATAGCAGAACAATTACTTGAAGATTGGATTAATTCTAATCTTGATGAAGGTCAATATTATGCAGATAAGCAATTTGCTGAAATGTCAGGAGATGAGTTTATCTATAATGAATTTAATAAATTCTATAATCTTAAAGAGGGAGATGAGGATTACTTATGTTAGGTTATACAGAAAATGATCTAAATAGAATGATTAATGCTGTACATGATGCTAAGTTATTCTATCTTAGGTACCCGTCCGATTTAATGGATAAGACTGAGCTTAGGAATGATTTGGAAATGGCTGTCAGTTTTATGCAAGGACTATGGGCGGAGGGCTACTTTGACTAAGTCATCACATTTCCTAGAGTATATGAAGTTACATCTAATTAGTTTAGAACAGGATTTAGAAAGTAATCCTGAATCTATTAATGTAATTGATATACCAGGACAAATTGAGGCAACCAGGCATTTATTGTCAGTGGCTACTGATATAATGAACTCTTCTAACGAAAGGTATGAATAATGACACCAGAAGATATCGGGCTCCCGCCCCACCTACAACGTCTAATCAATTACGATATTAATGGATTAGATATAATGCACGGGGAACTAAAGAACCTTATGCTTATTTGGGAAAAAGAATTAGAAAAGGCCCAAGCAATTGAGGATGAATCCGAAGAGGCAATGGATTCTATGGAACGCAAATACTGTGAAGGCTTTCTTGACGCCCTAACAGCGCTATATAAACTAACATATGATTTATCATTTGCGATTGGTGTACGTGAAGAAAATAAAAAGGACGGGCACTAATGTACGATAAACCTAGTTTAGAAATATTAGAAGTAAACTACTCAGTTAGTCCAGGAGGTGTAGATGAGTTTGAAGTTTATAGTAATAGCCCACGGGATAATATATCTAATCTTTTATTTACTTCACCTAAATTGGAGGAGGCAGTTAAATACTGCTATGACCTTGGAAGAGATTTTACAGTCAGAACACTTGCAGAATGGGAAGAAAGGGAACTAGCATATGAAGCCAGCAGATAAAGATAAACTAAACGAATGTTTAGATATCCTTGATACCACCGACCTAGGTCTGTCATTAGTGTGGCTATGGACCTGGAGCACAATCAAAAACTTCATGGGTGATGAAACATTTGTCATGAAGAAGACTGAGGATGAGATGTGGGACTGCCTCTGTGAGGCTGTGGAGGCTGGGCACGGGTTCTCCCTAGAGTACGGTGCCGAACAACATCATGAAGATGTTATGGAGTGGATGTTAAATCGAGACTACATGGTGGATTCCATGTTTGAGGAAGATGAGGAAGACGAAGATGAAGATGAGTGATCAGTATGTAGACTCCGTCCTCGCAGAGGCCCAACGGCTTCTGTGGGGCGGATCTGAAACAGAAAACATTGAAGCTCATAACCTAATCTCTAAACTAATTAGAGATAGGATGAGCGAAAAAAATTTAAGCTAGGGGCATTTTGTCCCGTTTACGACAGGTATTTACAATCCCGTGAAAATCTGTTATAATTAACAAAATAACTTATCTCGAAAGGATAAAACCAAATGACAACAAAGCGTGAATATCTAAAGCAGCAAGGCATTACAGTGGGTGTACGTGGTCGCTTCTCAGGAGCAGCTAAGATCGTTATCGCAGAGGCGGTAGCTAAGGGCGTTACATTTACAGAAGAGAAGACCAACAAGGCTAAGTAGCCCCTATAGAACGAGGGGTGGTTGAGCTTCCAGGCTTGCCACCCCTCCCTAATTTTGATATACTAACAGGTCACGAAAGGCGGAGCACATGAAGACACCTGAACAAAAAGTAGCAGAACAATTAGTTAATCTAACAGAAGACCATTGGTTCAACGCAGCCAGTCTTGCTCGTTATATTACAGACCAGCCTTACTACACCACTGACCGAATTATGGAACTTGTTGCACAAATCATCAGGTGGGGCGGTAGACGACATGAAGATGAACTTACCCCTTCTGGCGTATATGAAAGCAACTCCTCATCAGAGGGATTATTCCTAGCACATGAACTAAATGAAAGTCTTACTAAATTAATTAAGACTTACAAATGGGAGAATTTAAAACTTCCAGTAGATTCCAAGAAGGTAATAGACAAGCTGCCGAAGGTGGCGGAACAAAGTTACAGGTACTCCTGGTTACATGATGAAGACAATAGAACAAAGGTAACCATAGATCATCCATTTATCTAACATATATATCTGAACGAACAGATCATATTAGATCTAAGTATTACTCAGATATGGCAGACATATACTTAGTTGGTTAGTATATGTGCCCAAGATATCCACAGGTTTATCCACAGCCTGTGGATATTTTTGTGGAAAAAATGTGGGCAAAATTTCCCCTTTACGACAGCATGAAAAAAATCCCTGAAATTTGTAGGAAATGTCGACAAATCTATATAGAATATAATAAAACATATATTAAATCTAACAGAATATGATCAGAATTTGCCAGAATTTGTCAGAATTTTTCTATGAAAATCTATTGACAATGTGGGCAAAATATGCCATTTACGAAGGCTATTGACAAATCCTTGAAAATATGCAGCATGTCTATATGTCCAATATGTCCAATTTGACATTACGGGCAATCATATGAAAGTGCTCAATTACATAGATATCTTTAACTATATATAACTTTAGTAATTGTCGACTTATCTATAGTATAAATTCTCCACTATGCTCCACTTTACTCCACTATATAAGCCTTTAGAAGGCTATATGAGACATCTTTATGGGCGGGGGGATATAGGAGTTAACTACCTATTTGGTCCAAATACAGGAGTGATTGTAGGATGTATATCATCATCATCTGACCACTTGCCAGTAGAATATCCTATCAATTTGCCATATCTGTCTGGATCAGCCAGAATATCTTGAAGCAAGCTCTCTGGCATAGAATGACCAGCATTGGCATGAGCTTCTAAATGAGCTCTTAATTCATCATCATTGGTTATCTTATTATTAGATACATATAAACTTAAACCAGAACTATCTTTATCTAACCAACATCCAGCACATTCTATATGTCCTGATACATGGGGATATATGTATATATGGCTATCTATGAATCTGCTATATGCCATTGGACTTCCGCCTTTGGTTCTCCCGCTTTTGTTTAGCTCTATATGCCTTTAATTTCTCAGGATCAGCCTTTTGAACTATGGTTACTTCACCACATAGTCTTTGGTATCTTGCTCTAGCTTTACCTAGGCTTTTGCCTACTCCAGGGGATTTTAAATTATATTTGCCAAATGGCATCTGGTTCCCGCTCTACTTCTTTGGTTTAAATGCACCACTCCAGCTTGGCTTGGGCTCTTCTGGCAATCCTGTTGCCTTATTTACAGGAACGCAATTAGGCACCTGCTTGCCATTCTTGTCCTTCATGCCTACTTGCTTATATCCAGACCAGCATGCTTTCTCTAAATTATTCCACTTGTCTTCATGTTCATCATCGGAGATGTAATCCATTGTATTATCCATATCCCTATTATAGCATTTCTTGTCACGTAGTGACTAAATGGTCTCTACTTTCCGCCGCACTTTTTCACTTTATTCATGCATTATAGCTGAATTCATCCATATACTACCATCATTGTCTATTGAATATCTTATGATCATTCTAGAGTTACATTTTAGGCAACTAGGAATATAGTCTAACTCTTTAGATAGCTCTAAAGTCATTTCAGATTTATCTTTACTACAATAGAATCCGTATGTATATAATGGATTAGAATTCATACTTCACTTGGTTAATTGGAACATGCTCAGCGTGGGTTTCTTCTTCATCAGGCTCCTCGTGCCACATGATATGCATAGACATAAACTTTTCTTCTACCACGCAGTAACATATAGGGCAGCTAGTCATTATTATACTGCTGCCTGTCTTGGAAAAGTAATTAAACAATAGTCACACACATCATAGTCTGATCCAGTATAAGGGCATGAGCCGATAGATCTTAGTTTGTGACCCTTAAACTTACATACTATAGATTTAAGGATATGAATCATATCCAGACACCCTTTTCGGCTTCCCGCCTCCAAAGCAAATAAGATTTAATATAAACTACTGCATAGGCAATTGCTGCAAAGATAAAGCCATACTGTTTAGTTGTTACGGCATAGATAATCCATAAACATTCATTTAGTAATAATACTAGCCATCCCCAAATCGTCTTCCGCCCAACAAAGAATATGCCTGTAACGCCAATTGCCGCTAATAGATATGACCAATACATTACTTAGCTTCCGACTCTTCCCTAGCCCATTGATCTTCCCATAGACCCATCAATGATTCATTACCAATATCATCAAAGTAGTATCTACCTTTAGATTTATTATAAGTCCAGCCATACCATCTATCGCCTTCGGACCATGTTAGATTAGTTGGTCCCTCTTCTTCATGCTGCTTAAGTATTTGTAGCAACTCATCATTCTCATGCACAACCGATTCAATTGCCTCTCTAAGGCGTTTAGGGCGCATAAGGTATCTTTCTACTAACTCAATTAACATTTTCATCTGGATCCTTTTCCCATGTAAGTTTGCCATCTTTATACACTGGCCAATACCCTAATGAACGCCAGTCCATACGCATAATCTTTGCTTCTCTACTCACATTAATCTCCGCCAATTTCTATAGATACGATATTCATCAAGCCATCTTATGATGGTTGCTTGGGTTACTTTGCAATCTTGGGCTATGTCCTCTATGCTTCTTTCCTGAGCCACATATTGATCTCGTAGCCAGGCTTCATTCATATACCTAGGATTACCCATATGTCTTAATTATACTATATATGTCAGGTACTGACAAGGGGTCTCTACCGCCGAACTTTTGCACTATTTACTGTTATTTACGCATTGATCAAGAATATGTGTAATTTTCTTGATTTCTTTTTCATTGCCTACAGTTAGTTTGTTCCATGCATATAGGTTTACTGATAATAAAGCTATCATAATTGCAAGGATAATTCGGTTAATCATAATATATATTATACACTTATTTAATTATATTGGTGAATCTAATATTTCATCTACTGCATCATCGATTGTTCTTCCGCCGTGCTCTGCTGAACAATTACCACAATTCTTACACATGTTTATCCTTAAACTAATATGGCCCCATTTCTGAGGCCATATCTTTTATTTAATTATACCTTCTTAGGTCTACCCTTTTTTGAAGGTGGTTGATTAAGATTTGTTTCTCTTCGGATACCGTGTTTGTTGGTATCAATCTTAAGTCCCTGTCTTGGGTAACGCTTAGGGGTTTCCCTACTTGTTACCGCACCAGATGCAGCTCCTGCTGCAGGTGGTGTAGTCATTCCTGTACCATTTTCAGTCATTAATGAATTCTCTTGTCTGCTCAGGTGTTGAAGTCATGTCTAGTGTTAGACCTGATTCTCCATCTCTTGATGCATCAACAATTGTTACTGGCTCCATATAAGCCATTCCAAATATGTTACATCCGCATTCTGCACACATTATTACTTACCGTTGTTTCCAACGCCAGATCCGTCTTGTGTTGACTTATCTGTTGATGAGAAAGCTGATGCAGGATCTGCCGCATATTGCTCACCATTCCATGCTGTTGTTGTTACTGGCTTAACATCGTTAAACCCTGTTAAATTTTGTCCGTCTGACATTTTATTACTCCTATAGGTTGTATTTAGATGGGTCTAGAAATCCATCTATAAGTCTATTATAGCATTTAGTTGATTAGGATCTGTAATGTTGGTGCCAACACTCATCACATATATCTATAATACCGCCCTCTGGCTTTGCGGCTATTCTTGTAGCCTTTTTACCACACTTATTCCATTCGCATATATCACTAAACATTACTTTGATGGGCCTTTAGCCTTTTGGCCACGGTACCCTGTCTTCTTCTTATTCATTGATCCAGGCTTTTTATAGCCCGCTCCATTTGGTGTTGCTGCAATACGCTGTTCTAGCGCTTTCTGTATCTTATCTAGGTGTTTGCCCATTATTTTTTTCTATTATCCTAACTATATATCTTATTACTTCGAAAGGTCTCCACTCTGGAGGCAATTCTAAATATCTTATCTCATCAGCAATTTCTTGCCTAAGCTTTTCATCTAAGTACAAGCCTAGATCGTCCATTATATTAAATTTTCTTTAATCTTTTTTAGTACAATTTCCCTGGTCCTGCTTTTATTAAATATAGAATATGAATCTGGTAGCGACATTTTCATTCCAAAAATAGTTTTAGCCATAATACATTGTCTACCGTATGTTGCAAGCTCTTGCGTATATTCAAATCTTTTTAGATTTATTTTTTTATCTGTTAAAAATTTAATATAAAAAATTGGTTCACCTTTTTTAAAATGAATTTCTCCTTCATTTCCATTAAGTTGAATTTCAGTAGTTATGGGCCTAAACCATTGACCAATATCAAATTGTCCGCTTGCTAAAAATCCAGACTTCATATATTCAACATGGTGGAGATAAGGTCCAGTAAGCATCATTTCGAGTGGCTCTTCTGCAAAAAGATTTATTTTAAAAGCAGTTTCTATGCTTGGACCAGAAGACATTGTCTGTGCTCTTGGCGGAGAAACAGATAAGTATTCTTTTGTTAAAGGAAGAATTTCAATATTGCCAACGTCTGTAGAGGTTTTGTATTGATAGCTTGCATTAATAGGCCAGTCCCAGGCGTATGTGTTTTTCCCTAGGTTTTGAAAAGCTGGACACTTTACAAAAGAATCTTCGGGCCCATCTTTAATATCAAATTTATTCCAATAACTTAAAAGGTTATACGGTTCTTGATACAGCATATTCCAGTTCTCTACCATTGTGTTGCTTTGGTAAGCTGGAATTGAATGTGGAGCCCAGTATACATTTATTGACTTGCTATCTTTTTTCATTTAATTCTTTCTATTAGGGTAAAGGCTGGAGATAATATAATTATACATTACCCCCAGCCTTTCGTAAAGCATTTGCTAGAGTGCTAGCATTACTTCTTTAGTGCAACCTTTAGCTTAGGGAACTTCTTGTTCCACTTTGTAGCAAGAGCGTTGTACTCTTTAATATATGTAGCCTTAGCAAGATCTGCTGCTGCCTTGTCTGTAGCAAGCTTTGCTGCTGCATCTGCAATAGCCTTATCTGAGGCTACCTTATCTGCTGCACGTCCAGCCTTTTCCGCTGCTAGTGCTGCATTAGCAACTGCTAGTTCTGCTGTTCTTGCTGCAAGTTCTCCTGCAAGATCACGAACTGCTACTACTGCAACTACAGAACCTACTGGCGCTGAAAGGCCTGTAACGGCTGCTGCTACTGTTGCGTATGCTGTAACAGTAACTGAACCTGAAGCAGGAAGTGTAATTGTCTGCTCCTTAGTTCCAATTGTTGCTGTTGCTGTATCTGTTGTAAGCGCTGTTGCTGTTGCAACACCATTTGAAGATACCAATGTGTTAACAGTTACACCACTCTTAGGATTACCAAATACGTCAAAAGCAGATACCTTAAGTACCTGTGATGTACCTGCTGCTCCTGATGTTGGTGCAGAAAGTGTAATAGAGTTTGCTGTTGCTGCAGAGTTTGAACCCTGAACATAGTAAACTGTTGTAGTTCCAGCACGGGTAATCGATACTGTTCCTACTGCTGTACTTTTAGTATATACATAAAAGTCTGCTGCTGTTCCAGTTCCTGTTGCAACTGAAAGTGTTGAAGAACCGTTTGATGCGGTTACTGGTGCTGTTGATGTTGCTAGAGCAGGAACAATTGTTGCATTTGTTGCAACTGCTGTTACTACTGTTCCCGTGTCTACTGATGTTACAGCAATCTTCAATGCATCTGCTGCATCGATACTGTTGTCTGCTGGCACTGGTAGTGATACAGGAGTTGTTACTACTGTTCCACCTGTTGCTGCAGANCCCGCTACCGTTAGGGTAACAGTTCCAGCGTTTGCTTGCGCTGCTGGCGATACGAGCATTGTGCTAGTCAGGGCTGCAGCGATGATTAGCGATACTTTCTTGAATGAATTCATTTTATCTCTTTTCTTGTTATAGTGTTTTTAGTCCAGCCAAATAATCTTCAATGTCTTTTAATTGACTAGGTTTATATTGTATCACATTGCGAGAGTCCATGTCAAATTGCTCCTCTGGAGTCTTTGGCCTATCCTTATAGGTATGGACCTCTATCTCAGTATTTATATCTTTTGGGGTATGTGATATTGCCCCAAATATTGCCCCACACACAGCATCAGCCAAGTCCTTTGACTTTTTGCGGGGGTGGTCAACTCTATCATTTTTCATGATCTTTAACTGGGTCAGTTCTTCAAACAAAAGTTCGATTGCTGGCATTACTAGCCTCTCTTCATAAACAAGCATTGCCATATCTTCATAATGTTTTTTAGCAACAGAAACAGTATCAGTTCTCATTCCAACCTGATTCAATTCATTCTGAATATCAAATGACTGCCAACGGTCAAAAGAAACTAGGCCAATATCAAA